AGACTGCGGGCGTAGGCGGCTTCGATGCGGGGTAGCGCGTCGGTCCATGCTGTGATGACGGGGAGGTAGCAGGCGCGGAATAAATCAGTCGCAAGTGTGGACGGCGGGACGATATCTCGCAATACAATTGAGGATCGGCGGATGTTGCGGGTCCGCCGCGCCATCTGGGCTAGATCGAAGCGGGCCATTATTCGCCCTCGGCGCGGATGGCCTCAAAAATCTCAGGCCCAAGCACAATCTTGCCGCGATACGGCTCAACCGTTGCCAGATCGATATCGCCACCCACCTGAATAGAGATATGCGGCTGATATTCGGGCCAGTCGAACGACGCGCCCTTGTCGCGCATTTCCTGATTGCGGCTGATCAACTCATAGGCCGTGAACAGCAGCGCCTTGTATTTTCCATCAGGACCAAGTGCCTCGACCAAGCGCGGGCCACCTTCCTCGATCTCCAGTTTTCCGCGCCAGGACTCTCCCATAGCCATCCAGTCAACCGGATTGCGGCTATAGGTGATCGTGACATGCAGGTCCGGTGCGATGTCGGTGAAGCCCTGCGACTCGGCCCACTTCACGATATCAGCGCGGTTGATGACATCGCGGCGGACATAGAGCGGCTTAGCCGCCCAATCCTCCAGCATCCACGCATCATTCGCAGCACGGCGGGCGGGTGCGCCACTTCCAGACGCCCCGCCACTACCGGCAGATGCTACTGGATCACCTCCTCCCGACGCTTGGATTGCAGATGGATCATCATCGCCTCCATCGTTATCCGGCGACAGGCCGAATCTCTCGGATTCAGGGATTTTCGCCAAAGCCTGTTCAAGGCCAGGCATGGCTTCTCGCTCGATCAGCAGATTTTGCAGCGCTTCGGAGAACGCGCGCTCAGGAATCGCCCCGGTATTCTGGACCTTCTCTACCGCCTCCATCAGCACCTTGAACGTGTCCGTCTGCTCCTTTTCGGTCGGGACGGACAGCGGCGCAAACGCCCATGTAACCTTGGACGCATCGACACCCGCCGATCGCAGCAGGAACGGGTCTAGCGCATCCAGGCAGGGGCGGGTTTCGAGCTTCTGGCCCGTGGTGACGGCTTTCACCCAATTCAGATCATCGTATGCTCCGGTGGAATTCATCCCCGCTGGCGAGCGCCCCATCAACCGCGTAAACGGGATATCCGCAACAGCCGCCACGCGCTGATCGAAGGCATCCATCATCGCCGGGATGCCGGTCCAGTTTATTTGGTAGTCATCGATTTGCTCACCGGGGTCATTCGGGCCAGCGCCAGAGCGGTAAAGGACCGCGTTCAGGCTACTCTCACCCTCTGCGATGACTGCAATGCGCTTATTCAAACTCTCTTGGTCGCGGCTGTCCAGATCGGGAATGCCAAACCGCAGCAGCTTAGCCTTGCGAACCAGCGCCGAGAACCATGCCTGGGTATCATCGGAGCGCGTGACCTCGGTATAGACCCGTAGCAGCCGGGAATCGCCCCAGAACGACTCTTCCAGCGATACGGCGTGGCCAGCGGGGAGGCGCGCGCCACGAAAGCAGATGACGCGGCTTGGATGGATGGGCGTTGCGCCGACTTCGCCGCCGTTCATGGTCCACATCAGCGGCTCGCCATAGCGCGGCGATGCCAGGTCATTGACCCAATCCTTGCCGGTGATCTGCCAGCGCGAAACCACGTTCAGGGCGACGATGCCACCCTTCGCGATCATGGCAGGCGTCAAGGGGCTGGAATGGTCGCCTGCGGTGATGATGACGATCGCGCCGCCACCGATACCGCGCAGGACTTCTGCCTCTTGCACCTTGCCGATGAGATTTAGCCGCTTTTCTTCGGCCTCGATCGCGGTGATCTGATCGGCATCAGCTTGCCAGTCGCGCCATTCGCGCACGCGGTCCTCTGCCGGAATGGCGATGACCTTGCGCATCATCCCCGACTGCATGTAGGCCGCAACCGCAAGCTGATGCGAGAATATCCCGCCCAGCCCGGTTGCAGCGCCGCCACGGTTGAAGGGGTTTAGGCGCGATGCAAGATCGATCGCGCCCCTCAGACTGTCGGTGATCCACGCCATGGGTGCGAGGGTAGGGCGGTGGTGGGATGCGGTTTATAACCCTCAGAGCAGTGCGTCCATGTTGTAGCTACCCTTGCCCAGCATCAACTCAGTCAGCGCCCACACCAGCGCGTCGGCCCGGTCAGGCGAGTTTTCACCGACATAGCCCCCCGCCGTCATGTTGCACATTTGGTCCTCAAGGTCGGCGAAGATGTCGCAATGGCTGACCTTGCCCTGCTCATAGAGGGCTGAGATAGGTTCAGCTCGCACCACCTTGCCCCGCGTCGCGTTCACGTCCTTGTAAGCCGCCTTTTTGTCCGCCGTCGATACCGTGAATCGCACCATGTCACCGCCGAAATTCTTTTCCCCGACGATCCGGTCAGCATCCCAACGGTGATACATGTCCACCGCGCGCCGCCCCCAGCCTTCCGGTGATAGCTGGCACGTCGCGTCCTGTAGCACATAGGCCCGTCCATCAACGCCCAAGGCAGCAACCACGATGCCGATGTCATCGCCGCCGCCGTCGCCCTTGGTGCCAGACGGATCGACCGCGACCACGATACGACGCAACCCGATATCCGCGCCGTTGTAGCGCACCACCGGCTTATCCTTGACCCATGCCAGTGAAGCTCGGAAACGATCGATGCCGGGGATGACCGTGCCGTCATCGGTTTTGCGATCCTCCAGCGCCCATAGCGCGCCGTTGACCTCACTGGCCCATTCCCCCTCCTTGAACCGCAGGCGCTTGGCAGCGGACATGCCGTCCAGCACCTCGAAATACTCTTCCGGCAGGTTGTCGCGGTTGTCATCGGGGTTGATCTTCATCTCGACATAATTGTCGGGATCGCTCAGCGCCTCCTTGGTGCCGGGCTTCATCTTCGACCGGAACAGCACGAACGACCAATGCAGCTTGCTTGGCGGGTTGCAGTCGAAATAGGCCTTGAGCGACAGATACTCCCGCCCGGTCGCCTGCGCTATGGCGGGGTCAAGCGGGCATTTCTGCGCCAGTCGGGACATCGCCGTTTCGATGCTGCCCCAAGGAATTTGGCTGCTTTCGTTGAAATACAGGGTCGCATATTCGGCACCAAGTATCTTCTCGACCCGCTCCTTGTCATCCAGGCCAGCGATCCAGATTTGCGAACCGTTGGGCAGTTCGACGTAAAAATCCGTCTTGTCGAACCGAACGCGCAGGGTCGGAAAGCACAGTTTCAGCACCTTGGGCAGCGTGTCCGCCCATATGCTGGTTTTCGCGTGGTTAAACCGGAAGCGGAAGATCGCATGGCGCGATGCCGGGGCGTTGATAGCGCGCTGGACGATCGCCCGGCAGAGCAGGAACGTCTTGCCCGAACGCGATCCGCCGCGCAGCATGATGTTGCGGGCGGGGGAGGCGAGGAGGCGGTTAGCTTCGCGCTGGCGGGGGGTTAGGCGGGCGGTCACAATCGATAATTGCGCCGTGTTGGCCTCGCCCATACCTTCGCCTGTGCGGCATGTATCGCGCGGCGCACCTCACCGGCATCGTCGGGATGTTCAACCGGCAGCAAGCAAAAGGCGTTCCACGCTTCCACCAACACCTCGATAACCTTGGCCTCATCGTCAGTGAGTATGTTGGTCACAGCCCCGCATCCTCTTCCGTCACGTTGAGCGTCATCGCGCCGCTATGTTCGATCTTCTCCTTGAAGGCCTGCACGTCGATATGCTTGCCGATCAGTTCTAGGCGCTTGACCCGCTCGCTGATCTTGATCTTCGTCACATGGCCCGCGCCTTCGCCGATCGTCTCAACGTCGATGCCAGCGACCAAGCCCTGCCGCCAGATCAAGGGCCATTCCTTCACGGGCCTCACACGGCCATCCTCAGCGTATAAATCGTTCAGGTCGGCCACAACCTCATCGGCAAGGCGTTTCAGCAGCCACGCGGCGTCTATGCCCGTCTGCTGCGACCGTTTGGCCTTAGCCTCGACTATCGAAGCGGCAATTTCAGGTTTGCTAAGGTTCTCGTGGCCGATCGAATGAGCCGTATCCGCGCTATACCCCGCCCGTATCGCCGCCTGAGTGGCGTTCAGGTCGATCAGATATTCCTCGACAAAGCGCTGCTGTTTCGGGGTCATATCTCCACCTTCCGCTTACTCACCAAAGTCTGCCCCAGCACATACCGCCGCTTGCGATTGCCTGGCGCACCGTTCGGCCATTTCGTGGCCTTGAGGTAATCCCGCCGCGCATCGTGCAAGTCCTGATATCCCTCTTCATCAACCCATCGACGCAGCGCCCGGTAGTTGGTCCGGTAATGCTCCCGCAGCTCATCGCCGAACCCCATGCGGATGTAACTATCCCGAAAGTCCTGAGGCTTTGGTCGGTAGCCCACCGTCTCGCCTGCTACCGGCATATCGGCATTCCTCCGCTCATTCCCAACTCCCCAAATCCGCCCCTCAGAGCGCGTTTCCATGTGCTGCGGTACCTAGCCTTACCTCGCGGGCGTTTTCGCGTCTGGCGGGGCATCTACGGCGCGATATTCCTGCAACCATTCGCCACAGACGCCCCAGCTAAAGAACGTCATCCTGCGCTCGACATATTCCAGCCAGCGGCAGTCATGCGGACCGACACGCACGGGATACCACGCAAACCACAGATGCCATTCCTCCAAGCGCTTTGAGCGCTCCTCGATGGTTTCGCCGCAATCGAACCTCATCCCCATCACCTCCCACT